GTCAAGAATATCATGCTGAACCGCGACAAGATCGCCTTTGCGGGCGACAAGATGTTCAGCAGGGACTTGCTGCGTATAAAACGACGACCGAAGCGTTGCCTGCTTCAGGTCATAAGCGGCCCTGACAATGGCGCGATCCTCGCTGACAATTCCGTCATAACTGACTTCTTCAAAGCGCCCGTCAGGCCCGCCAGAATACCCATCGGCATAAACCAGAACTTCCTTATCGCTGTAATCGTCCGCAGCGTCTCGAAACTTTACGCGGAACCCGTCCGGCAATCGCGTGAATGCCTTTTCGATCTTGAAGCTATTGGCATTGCGCCGGGAAAAAACCTGAACAGGCAAATCCGCCGACTTGTCATTGTCTTGCGCAACACCCCACAGTTCAGATTGATAGTTCGCGGCATAACCGCAAGCCGCTATCGTCTTGAGCGTGTCGGTAATGCTCTGCCCTTCAACAACCATATCGCACGTATAGCCATTCGTGATGCACTCTGACCTCCACGCGACAATCGCAGGATCATCCCTGATTTCATCAGGAAGCGGATCAAGGTTCTCTTGCCCGGAGAGAACATCAACGTAGTGCGGAGCCGGATTGGACGTGATTTTCCATTCGTTCCATCCCGCTCCGTCCCAATCCTTCACATAGCCGGACGCAATCGTGCTGAGATTGTTGATCGACTGGTTCTTGGCCCGAATGGCAATTAGCGCAAGGCCGGTTGTCGCAATCGGATGTTCGTTCCAGATGGATATAAGCCTGTAAATGGCTATCCTCCGTCCCTTGTTCTGATCGTCGGCGGGACGATATGTTGAGCTATCAAGCCAATAGTGGAACGGGCTTTTGACAACGCCGCCTATCAGATATGTCGCGACAGTAAAATCAGTCAGATTGATGGCCGCGCCTGCCATGAACTGGATTTCATAGCGTCCCTTTGGAAACGTCGCTTCGTTCAGATAGACCGTTGCAACATTCGGTTCCAAAGTGAAGTTTATGATTTTTGTTGTGCCGACACTTCCAATGTCGAGATAGTCATTCCCGGCGCCCGACGAAAAATATCCGTTCGCGCTCCACCCATCGAATGCAGGTCCGATTGTCTGTGCCGGAACTTCCTTATAGGCCCGGATCAAGCCTCTATCCTGCCCTGGATTTGGAGGCGGTGACGGTGCCGTTTCCCACTTGAAATCAACAGCAAGATTCATCGTCGCGGCCTTGTTGCCAGCAACATGCATTTCAGGTGCATTGATCCATGCCGTGTCGCCAAACTTCCTGAATCTCATGCGGATTGGCAAAAACACAACAGCGTCTGGATTCGCCGTGTCATAAAGACCTTCGCCGAGAGACAGGTGGACCGTGATTTGATCTGGACCTCCTCGCGTAAGGAGGTTGTGCCACAAGGGCAGGTCAGTCTCAGGTGCTGTTTGATCCCGAAGCGAATTGCCTGTCTTGTCGCCGGGATCCACGGCGATTGAAGACAGTTCGATATTCGGTGTCTGTGTTCTGGCCTGACGTGTGACAAGACTTAGAGGCGTGTCATCGCCCCATCCCTCACGGACTTCGTATTCAACATTATCGCTTTCATCAATCGGCGCATTGTCAATCCTGATGCCAGAAAGATCATGCGGGCCAGCAAGACAGAACACGGCTTCAACATATTCGTCTTCTCCGTTGAGCATGACCAATGGCTCACAGGCGAAAGGCGGGAAGACCTTATGTGTTCCGATCACGCGCGGTATCTGTGCCCCTTTCTGAAGGATATTGCCGTTGATCGAAGCGGAGTCTTTCCCGTCGGATGCCTGGCTTGTCGAATCCGTACCTTGATTGCTGAGAGAAGGCGGCGCTGTCAAAGCGCCAATGGCAATCGTTCCTGCAAGCGCAATACCAGAGGCAAGCGTGGCCGCAGACACGCCGAGAGCGCTTGCCGCAGGTCCGATTGCGGAAAGAAAAGCCGGGTTACGTGTGATTGCCACAAGCGCGATAATGGCAATAAGACCGAATATGGAGCGTCCCTTGCCACCTCCGCCGCCAGCAAGTGGCATGTGCAATGTCACAGCGACGGGAAGATCGCTATCGCCTGATTTTGGCCTTACATAGTCCCACATATTGCGCGGAACTTCTTCGCCATTGACCATCACAACGCCATGCGTCTTGAACCGCAACGGAAGCGCAGGCATCGACGCCACAATCTCTGATATGGTAAAGCCCTCAGGCATAACGTCCCGGCATACCGGTCCTGAGGAAAATGGAGGTGCCCATGCAACAGGGATTTCATGATGAATATTCATGCCAGGGCCTCATGACGCCTGAGTCCGATCACACGGCGCGATATTGTCTGATGTGATAGCGGAACCACCATGACGGAAATACCCTGCTCAACATGCATGACGCGCTCGCTATCAATCATCACGCCGACATGCACCGGCGTTTGACGCGACGTGTTTATTCCGCCGCGCATGAGCACAACATCAAACGGTTCAGGGTCTATCACGATTTTCCACGGCGATGCATCACGGTCTTTCACGATCTGGCGCGCGACCTTCATCAGCTCGCTGGCCGGAACATCGCCATAAGCAGGGAGCGAGATTGATTTTTCATTCTCGTAGATCATCTTGACCAAACCCCAACAATCGACACCGGCGCGATCTCGACCGCCATCGACGAAACGAAGCCCGCTATATTTTTCAGCCCAATGTGTCATCGGTAAAGCCCCGGCAAACGGCTCTGCGTGGCGCGAATACCGGGCCACACTTCCTGCACGTAGTTCCAACTCACGATTGTTGCCGAGACTTCAAACGCCGTTACCGTCACGTCCGAAAGGAACAGCCTGTCAGCGGTATAATCGGCTTCAGGCTCGGGGCTATCAATGGCGACCCTTGGAACAACTGTTTGGTCAAACCATGATGCGCCCATAACGTCGATTCGGAATCGTGGCGGCGATGTAAGGCTGTCAATTGCATTACCGATCCGACGATCAACGTTTTGAATCGTAAGCGATGCCCTTGGCGGACTGTCATTATCTGTCAGAAGCTGAATATCGAACGGAAAGCCGATATAGGTATCGCCGTTCCAGACATAATCAACCGTGTCGGACACAACGCGGATCGCTTCATCAAGATCAGGGTGCGTGATCGTGATGAAGACAAGAATCGCATCGCCCGTTTCCTGATCCTCAAGCTCCTTGCGCAAGGATGCTGAAATCTGCCTCGCCATATTATGGCATCTCCAGTATGTTGATATTGATCGTCACTTCATCTGTGCCGAACTCATCAACGGTATATGGACTATCGGCAAACTTGAATGTAGCCGTCGCGCAAGTTCTTGGATGAGGCATGGTAAAGCTAAGCGTTCCATCTTGAATGTCGTTTTCAAAAAATGATTCGAACGTACCAAACTCAGCCGATGTAAGATGGTAAGTCGCGGCCCATTTTTTAGTTTTGGCCGTGCCTCTGCGGCGCGTAATGGGCGGGCCTATCTCTGGCTGAAACAAGACACGATTGTCTTGAGGTGCCATGCTCCACCCGCCGAATGGCGTTCGTCCGGTAAACGGCCATGCAGGAATAGTCATCGCCTAACCCCTGTTGGTTTCACGCCATAGCGCCCAGACTGCGCCTTGTCGAATCCGCCGTTGGCAAACTCTTTCTTCACCTCTGAAATCATGAACTGCACGATTTCACGGCCATTGCTGTCACGGCTTGTCTGTGTCTCGACCTTGGACGATGTGTTGTTGATGATCTGGATTGATGTTCCGCCGCCGCCACTGCCGCCGCCAGCCTTGAGCGCAGGCGGCAATCGCAGTTCAACCGGCACTCTTCCGCCTGATGGAAGCGGAATGACTGCCTCTTGACCATGCACGATACCACGCGGCTCGCCACGCGCACCGCCCGTATTAGGCGTGCCGGATGCAAAGCCTCCGATAAGAGAGCCTATAAGCCCGCCTCCGGTTGCTCCATTCGCACCAATGCCGATGGCTTGCATGACGCCGGAAAGCACATAGGTACGGATGATCATGCGGCTGATGTCTTGTAACAGACCTTGGAATATATCGCTCAGGCTGCCACCGCTTAATATCGCGTCTTCAAATGCCGAACTGAGAGCCTGACCAAGATCGCGCGTGAAATTGTTCATGTCATCAGATTTTTTCTTAAGATCGTCTATGGTCTGCGTAAGCTCAATATTCCGGCGCTTGCGTTCTGCCCAGACCCGTCCCTCTTCACTGTCAAGGTCGATGTTGTTCTGGCGCGCTTCGTTCTCAATCTCAATCTCAGCCGTCACGCGCTTAACCGCCTCAGCGTTTTCATTGTACGCCGCAATGATCTTCTCAAGACCGGCGTTATCCTGAGACAGTTCGGCGGTCTTGGCCTGCAATGCAAGGTCGAACAAAGCGCCTGTCAGCTTTTCGACTTCGGCCCGCGTTTCCGCCGTTGCCGATTTTGAAAGCGATCCGAGAGCGCTATCAATGGCACCCTGGCGT